CTTAATATCGTAAAACTCCCAGATTTCCGCATAGCCTTCGTTCTTGTCACGAATCTTGCGCACTGATGGGTCATCCGCATAGCGGCTGACCGCCATCGCCCCAACCGACTCCCTAGCAGCCTTGTTGTAACGCTTATCTGTGCGAACTTCCGCCAGTGGACGGCGAACACGCTGAGCAATCCAACGCATATCCTTAGTGGATGTTGCATCTGGGTCAACAAACACATCATAGCAAGACACACGCTCCGCAAACGGAGCGTCCTGCAAAACAACAGTTTGAGGTGTTACCTGATTATCGGGAACATTCTCAGAGATGTCCTCATCTGGAACAATCTCCTCCTCCACATACCTGTAGCCGACCTTAATCCAGCCGTGACCAAAAATAACCATGTCCTTGACAGCGTTCTTAAATTCGTCTTTAATGTTTTGATGCCGCCACCAATAGTTCACCACAGCCTCAGCAATAACCGCCTCAGCAGCCTGCTCAGGCTTGACAGCATTAACAGTAATCTTGGGGTAATTAACCGAAATACTAGGGACAATCACATTTACTGTTGAGAAACAAATATTTACCAGCAAACGGTCAGAATCACTGTAATACTCATAATGGCGACCACGATACAGGTCACTCATGCGCTTCCAAATCTGGTCAAAACCTTCTTCCTTGCGCCAACGCTTAGAAGTATCCAGTTTCTTGCGATAACTTGCCAATCGGTCACTATGAGATTTGCGTGCCATTATTTACCCCTACCTTTATGCCAGCCAATATGTTCATCCAGTTTCGTTGCCACATTATCCACCTTGTCAGCAACTCTTTCCAACAATGCACGCCCTTCGGCGTGCTGAGCGGTATTTTCTTTCCGTAACTTCTGAAGCACCACCACAACAGGACCCCCAATTACCGCAACAATAATTGGCACCCAAACCGCTTCCATACATCAAACCCAGCGAGTTCCAACAGGTTCTGGATTATAACCATTAATTTTTGCTTCCTTAATGGCTTGGTCAGCCCGTTCACGGATAGTCGGTCCATGAAACTCCTCTTTACCCTGCGTGAACCCCAAACGGACACTTTTTACATGGCAACCGAAACAAATTGCGCCACGACGAGGCATTTCGTCAACAATAAAGTCCTTGGAGCAGGATTTGCAAACCAAATTCATACAAATATGGTGGGTTCGTTCCTTAAAAACTAGAAACGGCGAGAAACCCTAATGTTGTGCGCCCCCAAAGGCACCCTATCAATGGTTTGGGCACCCATAATATGGTTTTCCCACCACATCAAACTGTTTTTGGGAACAATATTCGGGTTCTGATACTCAGGCAACCACACATACTTCAACATCTGGGTAGCCACAGCCAAACTAATAGTGCGGTCATCATAAGGACTCCCAGCCATACGCCCATTAGATTTGCGAACAAATGTTCGCAACTCCGCAACAGTTTTCTCACAAGCCAAAGTAATCTCATCGTTACGCACAGCAGCAACAAGTTCGTCAATCATCAACGGCTTAGAGGTAGTTGTGGTTCGCCAACCCAACTGTTCGGTAGCATCCGAACGGATACGGTCCAATCTGCGGGTACGATACAAATTTTTGTAACCCAACCGTTGAGCAGCCTTAATCGTAGTCAAACCATGGTTGTTGTTTTCAATACCCAACAATGCGCCATTATACCACCACGCCAACAAAGCCAAATGTTCACCAAACAAGTCGGGTTCCAAATGTCCATGCCAATGCGCAACAACCTCACCATTTCTGGCGTTAATAATATGAGCAGAACTGTAGTCGCCATGCTGCAAACCTTCGGCGACATCCGCCCCAATCACATACACGCCTTCGGGATTAGGGAAAGACCACACGGATAACTCGCCATCAGCAGATGGTATAAACGACTGAGAACCATCAGCATACTCATGGTAATAACCAACTTCAGGTTCCAAAGTTGGCAAACTATTCAACAACTCAATATCAAATACTGGGTTTCCCGATTTAATAAATGCTTCATCTGGGCTACGGGGGTATTCTTGATGCAACTGCCATTGAGCCATGTTGCGTGACTTGTCCTCGTACCAGTCCTCGCCACGCTCACCATCAGCATCCCAAGAATAAAAAATTCCAGCAAACTTGTTGGCTCCAGTTTGGGAGCCAACCCACAACTGATGAAAAAAATTACCAGACCCATTAGCCGTACTAAGACCCATAACCCGACCACCAACATCCGCAATCGGCTCAATAGATGCCCACGCCTCCTCGGGATTCGGCAAAAACGCCCACTCATCCACAAACACAGCATAGACAGACTCACCACGAGCAGGGTCAGAACCAGACGGCAAAGACTCAATAGCCGACTCATTCTCAAACACCATCTTCAACTGATGGTCAGTCGTCTGACTAGGACCCTTGTCACGCATCCAAAACGGCAAAAACTTGTAACCATACTTAGATTTCGCCAACAACTTCATCGCCTCACGCTCAGTCCGAGACAACATAATCACAAACCTGTCAGAGAAAAAATATACTAGCCAGAAAGCGTATGCAGCCGCCAGCGTAGAAAACCCAATCTGACGAGCCTTAAGGACAACCGTATAGCGTTCCGACATCCAAGTACGCACAGTCTCAACCTGCGCAGGACGCAACACAAACTTTATACGCCCCTTAGAGGGATGTTTGATATGCCAATAGTTTTCACAAAAATGTTGAAACGCAACAACTTGCTCGTCAACCGTGGCGTTGTCTGCGCCACGACACAAACGCCACTCCTTTTCGTGGAGCAGTTCTGTAATATTCATTATGGCAACCAAGGTTGCCAACCATAATCATTACGGTCAGCACTATAGTCATAAATAGCCTTGGCGGCACGAACATTCGTCAACGGATTATACAAATCATCACACTCTTTCAAGATGCCCTGATGCTGCAACCAGCCTTCAGAAAAATAGCGGGACGGTTTACACCAAAACATATTAATCTGAAACAAACCAATACTCCCACCATTGGGGTCCTTGTCATTAAACACATGATGTAGGCACCGTGATTCACGGTGCATAATACGATGCGCCTCACTCCTCTGGTCAATAGGGAACCCCACATAAGTAACCAGCGAAGCATATTCGGGGCAATGTCGGGGTCGGCGCACCTCTGGGTGGTTCATCGGTGTCACCGCCAAAATAGTAGCAAGCAACAATTTCATCATTCCTCCAGTCTAGCACACGCCATTCGGCGTGTGAATAATACTATCGGGACTTCTTGACTCTGCCAAACGCCTTGTCGTTCGGGTTCACCCAACGCAACACAGGGGGCAACACCGCAATCACAGCAGCCTTCACAATGTCCTCGGGATTCCAGTTACCTGTAGCGATGACAGCAGCGACCGCAGAGAGTGCGCTGCGAGCGTACGATTGTAGAGCGGCTTGCTGTTTCTTATTCAGTTTCAACTGGAACCTCAACAGGTGGTGTCACGAACTCGTCAAGTTCGGCATCATAGAGGTCACCAGCACCAGCAAATCGTCCACGACGAGAACCCGTGTACGAAGTGTCAATCCAACGACCAGCCAAACCCAAAGAGTTGCAGTACGCCGTAATCTCATCATCATCATCGTTCAGATACGGGATAACAATGACTTGTTGAACGATGTTGTGTTCGTCAATGCGGGCAGCGTGAGCGTTATGGTAAGTCATATCAAATCTTGAACCTTACAAGAGCGATTCCTGAACCGCCACTCAAACCAGCCAATGCTCCTGACATCTGTCCGACTCCGCCGCCACCGCCACCTGTGTTTGCTGTGCCTGCCGTACCGCTTGCGCCCTGTTTCTGACCATTGCCGCCACCGCCAGCACCACCAGTGCCAGGTGTTCCGACAGACCCTGGAGTTGCACCGCCGCCGCCTCCACCGTAGCGAGTAGTTCCAGCGGATTCGCCACGCCATGCAGACATATCACGACCAATACCGCCAGCACCACCGTTAGCACCACCCGTGTTGTTTGCGTTGCCACCAACTCCACCTGCGCCACCACCACCGCCGCTTGGACGATAAATGTCAAAAGTTCCAGCGGCAGAGCCGCCAGCGTTGCCGCCTGCCCACGCAGTCGCACCCCCTACGCCATTTGCGTTTTGCCCACCAGCGTTACCAGCACGAACACCGTTACTGCCATTCATGAAATAGTCCCATGTGCCGCCACGCCCACCGCCCAAAGCCAACAGAAGGTCGCCAATGTATGTCGGTTCACCGATAGCCGCACCGCTGGCTGCTGCGCCAGCCAAACCAGCACCAATCGTAATCGTCTGATTTGAGTCCAGATACAGTGTGGCTTCACGCCAACCGCCACCACCGCCACCGCCAGAACCGTCTTCACCTGTGTCCGAGTTTCCGCTGGCTCCACCGCCACCCATCAAAAAGACATCAAACAAGCCAGCCTTCGTCACCGTCAAAGTTGCAGTTGCCGTGAAGGTAAGCATTGTGTAACTCACACCGCTAACGGTAATCGTTGTGCCAGCACCACTGTTGACAGAACCACCCGTCGCAGTACCGTAAGCCATCAACGGCAAAGTGCTAGTTGTCTGCGATGAGACATAACCCATGTAAGAGCGTGTCATTCTGCTACCTCACTAACAAACTTAGACCCATCCCACACATCACCAATACCAGCAAACTTCCCACGGTCTTGACCTTCAATCGGATTCGCATTGTACGAAGTCTGCACCCATTCACCAGCAAGACCGATAGATGCGAGGAACGCTTTGCCTGCGGCTTCTGTCGGGGCGTCACCGTTGCCGACGACGATAACTTCACGAACGATACCGTTTTCTACTTTTGCGAAATGTGCCATTACGCCACCACCAATGTTCCTGTTGAAGTCCACTTGTACCAAGTGTAAGAACCGTCAGTTCCGTTCGTTGTCGTTCCTGTCGTTGTGAAGGTGAGTCCTGCGCCTGTTGCGTCTGCGGTCAGCCAACGCACGATGACAACACCGCTACCACCGTTGCCGCCAGTGCGACCACCGCCACCGCCGCCACCAGTGTTCGCTGTGCCTGCTGTAGCAGTTCCCGTTTGCGCACCTGCACCGCCACCACCAGTTCCGCCAGCGCCAGCCGCCGTTGTAGCGCCGCTACCGCCGCCGCCGCCGCCGCCCGCATAGGTTGTTGATGTGCCGTTGTAAGCATTGGTTGACCCTGCGCCACCTGCGCCGCCAGTTGTGGTGTTTGGTGCTGCTTGACCTGCTGCGCCTGCACCGCCACCGCCGCCGCCGCTTCTTCCGTCCCCACCAGCACCACCGCCGCCGTTATTGCCTTCACCTGAAATTCCTGTGCCGCCTACAGTGCCGTCACCACCACCGCCACCAGAACCGCCATTACTGCCGTTTCCGCTTTGGCTTTCGCCACGAGAGCCACCGCCACCGCCACCAGTAGCACTGTTTATGAAAGAAGATTGACTCCCCATGTTGCCCTGACTGCCACCAGTGCCAGTGCCACCGCCGCCTACTTTTACGGTGTAAGTAGTTTTGCCAATAATCCCAGTACCAGTTACAAAACCACCAGCACCGCCGCCGCCAGAACCACCAACACCGAGACTGATATTGCCACCACCACCGCCACCGCCACCGACAAGCAAATATTCAACATTCAGAAATGCCATCGTCGGCACAACCTGCGACGACTGCGATGAAACATATCCAAGTTGACGGCGAGCCGTACCCATCGGCTAAACCTCAGACCGAAATACGATTGACGAATCCGTAAACCACAATAACATCAGCAGTCGGAGCAAACGCACGCACAACCTTAGCAGTCGCATTACCCTGAAGAACCAATCCTGGGATTACCGTCACAAGACCAGCCTCGGGTAGAACCGTCAACTCAATGTCATTGTCAACAGCAGTCGTTCCACCGAACTGAAGCGTCAACTTCACCGACGATGTGCTGGTGTTCACCGCATACAACCATACTTCATCAATAGTTGTAACAGTCGTTGAAGCAGTGTGGATTGCGGTACCAGTTCCACTGGTTGCCGCAACCTTAATGCCCAACCCAGTACCAGTGCTACCAGCAGGCTGAAGGGCGAGTTTTGTAAAAGTTGCCATATCTACTCCTAAGGGGAATTGTTCCTTTTATGAAAATACTGCGTTTACTATAATGTTCTCAGCGTCATCAAAGGAAACCGCAGGAGCCATAGCCCCCACAGCACCAGAAAACGCATCAGAACCAACAATAAACTCCACAAGTTCCGACAACGAAATCTTTTTCGTTGTCGTTGCACTAGTGTCCACGACTGGCAAAACATCTGCCGCATCAGCAGTAATTCCCGTCAGGGCAGTCAGTTGTGAAATTTTTAGGTCAGACATTACCAGCCTCCAAAAGCATAAAAGACCCGTCCTCTAAAAGCAGGTCGTTCCCACTTTCCAATTCCATATTCGCCACCGCATAATCAGGGTCAGACCAATACTCCAAGGCAGCATCAGACCAAGTCTTAGCAGCGGGGACAACCGCAGCATAATACTCATATGAACCCAGACGAGGCGACAAGTTCTCTGCGTGCAACAAATCCCCCAAGGTCGGAGCAACCGTAGGGTGCAACGCCTTCAGGGCGGTAAACATCGCATCGTTGATTGTAGTAGCCATATGCCTACTATTGTGCGTCTAGTTCCTTGGAGCGTTCAGCCCGCAGCACACGAGCCTCCTGCTGGATTAACGCATCCAAGTCCGCATCCGACAATTCCGCAACAGACTGAGTATGTTCCACCTTAATTTGAGTAGGAGCCAACCTATTGGTTGCCTGTAGATATAGTTGTGCGGCTTTGTTGTCTCCGTTCAACCCAGCCTCGTATAAAGCATCCAACAACCTTTGGGTTCGCTCAGGCGAACCCTGAAGTTCCGCAACACGCTTTTCCCACTCCGCCTTAAAGGCAGGTTTCTTATCCCAGCGACGGAGCGTAGACGAATCTAAACCGTTTTGGTCTGCAAACTCTTGTTTGGTTTCTGGGGTGCG